TGGAATCTGACCAAGTCATTTCGTATTGAGTACCTAGATAATATATCTGGCCGTCATCTGATTTCTTATGAAAATGGCCTGATAATACCTTTTCAAATCTCTTAAACATAGCCTTGTCTTGACCGTGGTCATTAAAATGGCCGTTGTGCATTTCAAAACCTTTAACTTCTAAATGACCCATTGCAATAGCTGATGTACTATTTTTAATCTTTTCAACCGAATCAGTTTCGTTATCATCACAAATCCAAGGTATGAATAAGATAGGCAAGTTATCAAACTCAACCTCGGTTGTTTGTGTATAGACTTTAGCACCTTTGTTTATTTCTAAATTTTGTAAGGCATTTACTTCGTTTGTATTCTTATAATAGGTATCGTGGTTACCAATGATAATATGAGTATCAATGTTTAGTTCTTCTAATCTATTCCAAAACTTCTTTTTAAAGTTATGTGCTGTATTGTGGTTAATAAACTTTCTTCTATCAACTACATCACCTAGGTGTATAAGTGTAGTAATATTGTTTTCTTTTAAATATGGAAAAAACAATTCATCATAGAATCTATTTTGATATTTTAAGAAAGCTGGACTATCATTTCTCACACCAAAGTGAGTATCATTTAACAACGCTATTTTCATTATTTCTTTTTCTTAACTGCTTTTTTAGGTTTCTTGTCTTCTTCGGATGTTTCTTCTCTAGGTAAATTAGCTCTTAAATATTCGCTAAACTGATTTTTAAATTCTCTATCTTCACCTGGATGTAAAGTCATATCATCATAATTACCATCTGCAATCATCTTTTGTTTGATTGTAGTTTGCTTCTTTTCTTTTTGAATACGTCTAATAAAAGCGTAATATATTATTTGTGTAAAGTAAGCAAATGGATTATTTGATTTATCTGGATTAAAGTTGTCTAGGTATTGTAAACAATTTTCTATACCATCACTAATCATATCGTCTCTATATGTGTAATTAATAAAGTTAGGTCTGTATGATAAATGATTCGCTATCTTTAAGAAACAACTACCAATATAATCGGTAACTGGTGGTTTTGCTTCTTTTTTTCTTTCAGCTCTTTTAACAGACTTACGATACTCAACCATAGCGGCTAAGAAATCTTTGTTGTTTACGTAATGTTCGGGTTTTGATTTTTGTCTTGCCATAATATCCTCATACTATCTTATTTAATAATAAATGTCAATGTTCATTTCACACTTGACAATTGAAAATTCCTATGTATAATGAGCGGTGTAGCGTTTTCAAGAACAGCTATATTAATGGATAGTTTTATCTTCCTCATCATCATCAAATTCTTCAAATATTTCTCTTAATTTTTTAGAGTCCAAATCACCTAATTGTTCAGACTTATAATTCTTATCTTCTTTCGGAGGCCGAAGAGTGTGATAATCTTTAGAGATAATCGCATACTGACCTGCCATTTCTTTAGTAGCACCGGCGATAGTCATAATTTTATCTTTAGGTATAGTAATTATGTTATCAGGTGAAAAGTTTACCCAACGAATCAAAGCAATATAATCCTTAAATCCACCAGGTGTGAATTGAGGTATATACTTAACCTGTAAAGGCTTTTCTAATCTTAATAGTGGTGAGTTATCCGGAAGTTGAGTATCTTTCTCCGGTAAATGACAAACTATGTCATCACCATTTATTAATTTAATTAACTTTATATTAGTTTTATTATCTTTAATCTCTTGGTGCATTGTCTATCTCTACGTTGTGAATTTCATAATCAAAGTCTTCGCCGTTGTATATATTTATCCGTTCTCTAAAGTGTGCCAAAGTATAGTTTTCCTTTTCATTATAAGTTAAATCGTCTGCGACATCATACAAAGTTGCGTGTGAATTATTATCTTTTAATCGGAGACCTCTACCTATTGATTGTAAGTTTCTTATCCTGGATTTACTAGGACTAGCAAAAATAATGTTATGCAAATTCCTAATATTAATGCCGGTACTGAAAGTCCCATAACTCGCAACGATAATAGAGTTGTCAGACTTTTCTGTAAGTTCTCTAATACGTTCTCTTTCTTCGGTATCAACACCACCATAAACATAAAAAACCTGTTTATCAGTAGCCTTATCTTTAATTGCTTCATACAAATCCTTTCCGTGTTTTTCTACATATTGAAACAAACATAGTGTATTGCCTTGTAGGCCAGAGGCCAAATTTCTTATGTACTTATTTCTTTTTTCGTGAGAGACTAAAAAGTCCATTTCTTCTTGATATGTTTTACCTTTAATAAATTCTCTTTCTTGTTTACCGTGTTGTAAGACCAAACAATATATTTTGAGGTCAGCTAGTTTTCCCTTTTCCTGAAGTTCAGTTGTGGATACTACCTTATTTACAGCACCAAACAAACCCTCTAATACTAATTTGTGTGTTTTACTACCATCTAAAGTACCTGTCATTCCTACTCTATATGGACATTTTACTAACTTGGTCATTATCTTTGTTAATGATATTGCTTTAAATAAGTGTGCTTCATCACCAATAATCATACCAAATTGTTGAAACCATTTTTTAGGTTGATTGTATATAGATTGCCAAGTAGATATTATAATAGACTTGTTTGTTTCTTTTTCGTGACCTTGATATATTCTATGTACATTTTTTTCAGGCGACCAACCATAATCTTTAAAATCTTTAAACAATTGTTCTACTAATGATGTTGTTGGTACAATAATTAATATTTTTTTATTGTTCTCTTTTAATCTTAATATATTAAATCTTACCAATAGATAAGTTATCAGAGATTTACCAGAGGCAGTTGGCGACAATAACAAGCACCTATTTGTTCTTGTTGCATATACAAATGCCTCTTTTTGGTAATCTCTAACTTTGAAAGGTATCTTTAAGGCTTCAATAAACTTATTAACTTTTTTATCATCAACCTTTGTTTCAGTAATTTTTGTTCCGTCAACTACTTCTATTTGATTGTCTTTACACCATTGTAATATGTAAAGATAAAGACCAGCATATATCTGTCCTGTTTGATAAGAGAATAATCTAATTTTACCGTCCCATTGTCTTGCCCTATATTGAGGCATAAACTTAAAACCTGGCACTTCAAACGTAAAGAATTCTCCTAACTCTCTACGAATAGAATCATCAGCTTCAATTTTTAGGTAAACATCATCCTTCTTATCAATGATAAGGTATCTTACATTGGTCATTAAATAGCGCCGCTAGTAAACTTACGCCACTCAATCGCATTTTTTATTGTAAAGGTTCTATTTGAAATTTGTCTAATAGTTTTGTCTAAAAAATCTGTGGTGGTTTGTAAGTAATCTACTTTTTGTTTTGCACGTTGTATCTCTTCATCTGAATCAAGATACTTGTCAACGTCTTGTCTTAATAATTTAAAGTTAAAAGGTTTCTTTGCATATACTGAAGCGTCTGATTTGCCTGTATAATATTCCCACTTATCTCTTTTAATAGTGTGAAGTTCAGACTCAGCTCTACTTAACATAAGTTTATACTTTGTCAAGTGTTTCATATATGTGTTGTGTAATTGAGGTGTTTTTAAAGATTCTAAATCTAATTCAGTATCGTTTAATTTTAAATCTTTATCAACTTGTTCTTGTAGTTTTTCTAAATCCATAATGTATCCAATCTATCATAATTTACTCAAAAAGTAAAGTCTGGTTTAACTTATTGTATCTAAAGTTTTTCCACCTTTTACAGCGAATTCGTATATCTTATATTTAAATGTAACCGTTGCCGATAGATATGCTACATCATCAGCTTGTTGATTAAAGTTTAGTCCTGACAAACTAATAGGAAAAACATCACTAAAACGTACTTCAATATTGTGTCTATTTTTACTAGATAATACGTTTAAAGTTGCGTCTGAAAAAGCAGGACCCATTGGCGTAGCACCACCTGTTACCTTACCGGGGTCTGTAATTTTTTGACTAGAACCTTGCAAAGGAAATCTATCAGCACCTGATTTGATTAAATCTGCGAATTGTGTTCTTGACTTTGGAAATCCTAACCCCATCATCCAACCGTGTATTTCTCGGTAGTTTTCTAAATTCTCATCTACCATAAACGTACACTCTAGGTCACCAAAAGTAATCTTTTCTCCTGGTACAGGTATATCTGCAAGAGGAGTAGGTTGTTTAATATCATTTAAATTAATAGAGGGTATATTAGCAGCCGTACAAAAGTATTCTACTTTAGGTAATTTGATAATAGAAAATTTAAACTGCGTTGGAGCAGCTAAATCTAATTTAGTTGGTTGTCTTGATAATGCGTTAGTAGTTGTCATATGGATATTTATCCATCCTGGAGGAAGGCCAAAAAAAAGGGCGGATAAACCGCCCTTTTTCTGAAGTTTGTACTTCGCAAAGTAAAATTACATTAAGTTTGCAACTTGTACTTTTTGGTAGTATCTGTTAGAGTTTGCTGAACCAGCGTCATTTACTGCTGAAGCAGCACCTGAAATTGCACCAGTTTCGGCAAATGGGTTCGCTACTAGACCGTATCTAGTTTTGAAACCAATTTTAGGTTGGAAAGTATCTTGACCAACTGCTCTAACCATTTGTAGAGGTACATATGGACAATAGAACATACCAGCGTCATAAGGTGAAGTACCTTTATAACCAACTACGTAGTATTGTTTCGCCGAAGAGTTTGCACTATACGGGTCAATGTACACTTTGTATCTACCGTTAAGAACACCAGCAAAAGTATTACCAGTATCGTCAACGTTTAGGTTGTTGTTAAGAGCAGGAGTATAGTCTAATACACCAGCCATTTGAAGAGCAGAAGCGACATCTGAAGAACAGATAATCATATTTCCTTTTCCTCTTCTTGTTCTCTGAGCGATTCTGTTTGCGTCTCTTTCCAATTGGAACATAAGACCTTTGAATCTCTCAACAGACCATCTACCATTTGAGTCTGTGTCTAAATCAAAGATACCAGCAGTTGTTGTATTTACAGCAGCGCCTTTTTCAGCGTTAATGTAGATAGTTCTAACTACTTCTCTATTGATTTCAGCCAAGATTTCAGCAGATAAGATGTTTGCTAACTCTGTTTCAGCGTCTAAACCGTGGATTGCTTTTAAGTCTTGAGCAAGTTCCATAGTGTATTCAGCTTTAAGAGCTCTTGATTTAGCAGTTACCGTAGATTTCTCAATTGAGAAAGCCATTTCAGCAAATGCGTTACCACTAGCGTCACCCAATGCTTCAGCAGCTGCTGTAGTCATTGCTGTACCTTTTGTGTAAGTACCTGGTGAACCGTCATTTAAGACAGCTGGGTTAGTACCGGCGTTAGCAGTAGTTGAATAACCATCTACAGCTGAACCAGCAGCGTTTCTACCAGAGAAATCAGTATCAGCTTCGTCAAACATAGCTTCTTGACCAGTTTGTGAAGTGTATCTGCTTCTCATAGCAAATATAAGACCAGTTGGACCGGTCATAGGTTGAACACCTGCAATATCGTAAGCGATAAGGTTAGGCATTGCTCTTCTTACTAAACTAATTAGGATTGGATCCCAGTTAGATACAGCTGAACCAGTTGAGTTTGTTGGTGCAGCTTCAGATAAGAACGCATTGTCTTCCTTAGCAGCTCTTTCTTGGTTTTCCAAGATAACAGAGGTGACGGCACGTCTATAAGAATCCGTGATTTTTGGTAAATCAGGATGCTCAAGGACTGGCTGCCATTTTTTTTCGTGAGTTTCGGATAAGTACATTGTTTATTTCTCCCTTTTCCTTGATTAAGATATTTTAATATCTTTTGTTTTGCTAATAGCGGCAGTGTAAGCAGCCATCGCTTTTGATAAATCCTCATTACTTAATGAAGTTTCACCAGCAGCCGCCACATCATCTAAAGCCTCATCTGCTTTTGCTTTTTGTCCAAAGTATGATTCTTTGATAGTCTCACACTTTTTCTTAAAATCTTCAGCAGTTGAGTATTCAATCTCTTCAGCAAGTTTAGCAAATTTTTCTTTTTGAGTGTCTGCTAAATCATTAGCAACTTCAGCCATAATCTCTTTTTGAGATTTTACTGAATTGTCTTTGTTTAGTTCAACATTCTTTTCAATTTGCTCGTTTAACTTTGACTCTAATGTCTCAATTTTAGTTGCTTGCGCTTCTAAAACATCATACTTCTCATCTGGAACATCAATATAATGTTCGCTGAAAAGTTTTTTAAGACCAGAGATAAAGTCTTCAGCAATCTCGCCTTTAATACCTCGTTCAAGAGCGATTTCGTTTTCTTTCATCCACTCTTCAACAACGTAAGACAAGTAAGAGTCAACTTTTTCAGTTAATTCTTCTTTTGCTTTTGCACTTTCTTGCTCTAATTTGTTGTTATAATCTGCTTCCATTGATTCAGCAATTTCACCAACTTTTGATTTAATTGCAGCTTCAAAAACGGTAGCAGCTTTTGTTTTAAATTCTTCTGATAAATCATTTTCGCCATTTACAAGAGCGTCAACGTGCTCTGAAACATCAATGTCTTCTTTTGCATAAGAAGCCATTTTCATTTTCATTGCAGGTTTTTTCTCTTTGTCTTCAGCGTCAGCTTCTTCAGACTTTTCTTTTTTATCTTGCGATTTTTTAAGAGCGTCTAAAGCTGCTTTAGGCATTTCGCCTTCTTTGATTTCAGAACCTTCTTCAGTTTCTTCGCTCTCTTTTAACTTCGGCATAGGGTCAGCTGCGCCTTGGCTTTTTTGTTGAGCGTCACCAGAAACTTGTTTAGTTTTTTTCGTAGCGTCTGGATTGCTGTCTGTTGGTTTAACAACAGCTGCACCTAAATCCTCTGCATTATTCATACTTGCAATGTGAGAAGGTTCAGCCGCAACAGCATTTTTCTTCGGAGCATCCGCTTGTGGGTTAGCACTTGCTTCAGCAACCGCTGATTTTTCCAAAGCCTCTACTTTATTGTCTGTCTCGGCCATTTTAGAAATCTCCTTATTCTTTATTAAAATAAACGTTTATTTTATTCTCTGTAAGATATTTATAATATTAGAGCTTTTTAAGAAAGGTTTTAAACACTTCCGCCTTAGCTTCTGCTAATTGGATTGATTTTGCCTTCTCAATATATCTCTTATATTCTTCAATATCCTGTACCTTAATCTGACCATTGTCCCATATCCACTCTCTATTCTCCATAATACCCTCTACGAAAGCGTCTGGAGCGCTTGGGTCTGCAACAATGTCAGCCGCCGTTGCTAAATAGAAGTCTTTACCTACATAATTAGCACCGTTCTTTGTAACCAAGGAACCCATACCTCTTGATGATACACCCAATTGAGCGCCTTCATCAATAAGACCTTTTACAATCTTACCGTAAGGTGTGTTCATAATCTTGGCTTCACCCATAAAATTTTTACCGTCTGGTGCTAGAGCAGTAACCATATGTGATACTCTCTCTAAATTTACGGTTGGACCATCTGGATGGCCTAACTCACCGAACGCTCTATTTTTTTGGATAAATTCTCTGTTATATCTGTTTACTTCTTTCGCTAGAATATCATTCTCGTATATTCTTCCATTTCTATTCTTGATGTCAGATTGTAGAAAGACACCACGGATTTTGTAATCTTTTTTACCGTTTTTTTCTTCTACAATATACTCTGCCGAAGCAACTTCTTCCGATATTAATTTCATTTAGTCTCTCTCTTTGTTATATATTTATAAAGGATTTTATCTAAACTCTACAATTATTGTGTAGTTATCGCCTAAAGCAAAGTTTTTAGTAGATAATAACACATCACCAGTAGGTGTTGTTGCATTATTTGTAATTTCATTGCCGGCTGTTCTTAAATCCCAATAACCATTACCACTTAAAATAGCTGCTGTAGAATTAGTTTCTCCGTCCCATACCAATTCAACTGCCGATTTAGTATCAGATACATTTATTGAATACCATATCTTTGCAATTTTTCTAGTTGCGTCTTCGGTCATAAATGTAACCTCTGAAGCGTCAATCTTTTTAACTAAACTCTCGCCTGTGCCATCTGAAAAGTTTGTTAACTTCGCAACGAATTTTACACCTTGCGTATCAGCTATAGTTTGTGTTGTTACCGTGTCTGCCATTTTTATTCCTCAAATCCTGATTCTTTGTGGCACTCTAAACTAATATTAAATTTAGGTACCGTAGAATCTGCTTGTAATACTACGTTTTGTTCTGCTTCATCAACCAACTTATTTTCTGTTGGTTTAATCCCATAATTTCCTCTACCACTAACAGATAACTCTTTACTGCCTAGTGTTAGTTTAACATTACCTGTTCCAAATATTTCATAATAAACATTTGCAATACTAATTTTAGGTTGACTAGTTGCGTTATTTAATTTTGCAACATCAACAACCGTACCACCATCAGATTGTATACCTTTAATGTTTGTTATAACTTTAAAGTTATCATCTGTCTTATGTACAATAGACTTATTCTCTTTATCTAAATTATCAAACCAAAGAATAGTCATTATAAAAATTAACTCCTTGGTGCTACAGCCGTAGCACTTACAGCACCACTTGATGATAAAGTATCTGTTGGTGCTTTCTCAATTGTAATCACATCACCAGCTGCGTGTAGATAAACCGTACCTAATGTTGTACTATCACTATTTTTTACGGTAATAGTATTAGTTCCAGCTGTTGCTGTAATTCTGACAAAATGAGAATTACCTACATTGTTGTCTGATAAAGTTCCTGTGACTGCACTACCTTTAATAACAAATGTTCCTGAATATGCCATTGTTTCTCCTCTTATTAATGTCCGTTTGTATCTGAATTATAAAATAAACGACCACTAAAATCTGTTGTTTTACTAATACTAGGTCCTGAAAAACTGAAAACAGCCGTACCAGGTCCTGTATGATTACCAAATACTGCAAATAATTTATAGTAATTATCTTGTTCTAAATAAAAATTACCACTTCTTTCAGTAGCTCCGTGTTTACCACCATTATCAACTACAGCATTTGATAAATTAATACCAACTGGTGGATTATCTGCTGAACCACCTAAAAATAAATAACTAGCGTCATCACTATTAATAAAAAAAGTAAATGTACCAGTTGCTGGTGCTTTAAAATAACCTATCATAGTATAAGAGGTATTTTCAGGCACCGTTGCACTTCTACTAATACTAGTCACCGTTGTTGTGGCACTAGGTGATTCTGAACCAGTAAAGTAAGCGTCATATGAAGTTTGGTCATCATAAGGGGTTGTAGTATCAAAAACATATGCACTATAAGTTCTTTCAACTGCACCTGCAGCTAAAGTTAAACTATCAGTATCTTCACTACCAACTACTGGCGAACCAGAATAGATTGCTTTATCTGTTGATAATGAATGAGCAGGTTGTTTTTCAATAACAACTTCCTCACCAACATTTACCAATAAAACAGAACCAATATTAGCATCCGTTTCATCCGTTAATGTTACCGTTGTATTAGCATTTACATTAACAAGTCTAGCAAAATGTCTTTTGTTCATATCATTATTAACTAATTGACCTGAAGCGGCTACATCTTTTGCTACAAACCTGTTGTCTGTATAACTCATAAACCTAATTCCTTATCAATGTAATCATAAATTACATCTGTATTTACTTCGTGCTTAACAGCAACGTTATCAATTGTTGTTTCAACTTCCTTGACAACATCATCTGTATCATAATCAACTTGGTTATAAAAATCACTCACCACATCTTTTTGACGTGGCGACAATTTATTAAATGTCTCCGTGTCTACCGGTGACTTACTGATTAACTGGCTGACTCTCTGCACTTGGAACCTCGGCTTCAGGTGTAGGTTGTTCGTTACCATTATCAGTAAACTCTATTTCTTGACCTGTTGTATCCATAATTTGGTCTGTCTTATCGCTTGGGTCAGTTACCGCCGGTTTAGGGTCGCTATGAGCTTCTGGCTCTACACCACTAAAAATTCTACCAGCAATATCTTGTCTTTGTGCGTCAAGTGAAGTTGCTACTTTATCTCTTAATGCGTCTTTAAATGCTTCACCAGCACCTGCATTATCTCCTGTATTCAACTTGTTAATAAAGTCTGTTATTTTTTCTGACATAATTTATCTCCTATTTGATTTCTCTAGTATATTCGCCTGTGTCTGGCATTGAAATTATACCGTCATCAATTTCTTTCCTAATTTGTTTATCTATATCTGCTATTTCTCTATCTGTTTGTCTTAATACATTCTTTCTAACAAACTCCACAGAGAAGTATTTACCAACATAATCTCTCATTGAATCGGCCAATCTCAATCTTTCCATTAACATTTCTGACTCTTTCAATTCTGCAAAATGTCCATCTTGTAAAAAATTATATTGTATATTGTCTCTTAATGTAGCCCATTCTGGTTCTGCAATTACACCTTTTAATACTAATTGAGTTTTTAAAATGTCATTAAAGAGTTCAGTAAATTTCTTTCTTAATCTTTGTACAAATTTTGTAAACTTCAATTCGTCTCTTGTAATTTCAGTTGAACGGCCTAAATTAAATCCTGAAGAAGACTCTAATCTACTTACAGGTACATTTAAAGAACGATAAAGTTTACTTCTAAAGTATTCTATATCGTTAATTTCTCCTAGATTTTGACCACCTGGTAAAGTATCTATTTGTGTACCTCTACCGCCTTCTCTACTTGGTAACCAGAAATCTTCCAACATAGACATATAGTTTCTGTCGTCTCTGATTTCACCTGTGTTTGCGTCATAGACAAGTTTGTTTCTGTATCTTGCCATAACATCACGTAGATATTGTTCAGCTTTTGCTTTAGGTAAATTACCAACATCAATCTTAAATATTCTTCTTTCAGGCGCTCTTGCAATTCTGTAAATAACAGAAGCGTCTTCAATCATTCTTAATTGATTAACTGGTTTAATTGCCTTATGCAAATAAGATAATACTAGATTTTTGTTTTGGTCAATTATACCTGACGGACAAAATGATATTGTGTCAGTTGCAATTTTAATACCACCTGAAGTAGTATTAGAAACACCTTTTTCGTTATAGATGTAGTATTCTTCAAACTCATCTACAACCGTCAATCCGTATGGTGTGGGACCGTCTGGACGTTTCTTCCTAATCTCTCTTATCTTTTTGATTTTACGTGGGTCAATGTATCTTAACTCTGTAATACCTTTGATTGGCGATTCTCTGTCAATCACTTTATGGTAATACATTCTTCCGTCAACATACCATCTTCTAAAGATGTCGTGACCTCTAGTATTAAAGTTCATTAACCTTAATACTTCTTTAAATTCTGCGTCAATTTTTTTCTTGATTTCTACACCGTATTCAACACCGGTCAAATCCAGCTTTACTGCGTCTTTCAACTCATTAGCAACGATAGCTTCGTTGATAATATCTTCAACTGCCATATCACACTCGGGGTGTAATGCAATCTCTCTATATCTTCTAATTAAGTCCTGCTCATTTTTAGCAGTACCTTCCATATCAAGGTACTGACCAAAATAACCACCAGCGGCGACGGTTTGTGTTCCGTCATCCGCTTGTGGTGTTGTAAAGCTTTGTTTTGGATCCTGCGGCTTTTTAGTCCGAGTGATAGAAAATCCAAATAAGTCTGCCATAATAATAATCCTTTGTATTTACTACTTATATTTATATGTTAAGTAGTAGTATTACTTTCAAAGTATTGGTAACCAAAAGTGACAACAAATTCTTCAATTGTGTCATTGTTACCATAGTCCAAATCAATTGCAGCTATAGTTGTCGGATACGCACCTCTTAATGTGTATGACTTTATAGTTGCACCGTTTCTATCCAATTGGTCAACAAAAGCGTCAACTTGATAATCCGCTGGATTAGTTAAGCCTTCACCGTCTGTTGCGTTATTGATACCGTTTGACCATCTTTCAAATGCGTTTCTTAATTTGAAATTTGTATCATTGATAACGGTAACTGACCAATCTTCATAGGTCCTGTCACCAGCGATTTTTACTTGTCTGCCTCTGAAAGGCACGGTAATGTTACCAACCGTCATTGCCGGTAATGTTGTAACCTTACATAAAAATGCTAGTTCTTCTATCTCTCCACCAACTTGTGCGTAACCAGGAAAAGGCATTGTTACCTTAAACTGATTGGGTCTAGCCCCACCGCCTGCAAGTTTAGCTTTGAAGTCGTTAATGTTTGCCATTTTCTATTCTCCCCTTAACCTGCAACTTCGTCAAAGCTGACGCCAGTTCGTGTTGCGATAAATTGTAAAGTAATAAAGTTAATGCTTCTAGCAGGTTTCACAAAGATTTCTGCTATGAATTCATTTCTGTCAATTACTTCACCTGTGTTATTAGTTTCATCACAGACTACTAAAAAGTCTGTAATACCTCTTCTACCTTGTACTTCTCTTAAAAAAGGTTCTACAATGTTTCTAAAGTTAGCTCTTGTAAATTCATCATTGAATTCAAAAAGTTGGAATTTAGAAGCAGTTGCTATTGCCTTCTCTAAAGTGATAAACAATCTTCTTACGTTGATTCTATCAAAAGCACTTGGAGCAGATAATCCAGTTTTGTCTCCGAAAAGAACCGTACCTTGTCCAGGGAACGTTGCAACAGGATTAACTCTTGCTCTGTATAGTTCGTCTCTTTGAGCTTTAGTTGGATTAAACGCAAGTTTAACAGCGCCTCTAACTATACCTCTATTGAAGCCGGCTGGTGAGAACCAAGCGTCTGCAATAAGGTCAGTTCTTGCTGAAAGACCTGCAATGTCTCCGTTTAATGGTACAAAACGATATACGTCATTGTATCTGTCGTATGTGTATTTGTAACCACTATCAAACACAATGTAAGATGATGAATTGATTTGATTAAAGAAATCAATTACATTACTCTTTTGTGTGTTAGCGTTAGCAACACCCACAACATCACTTCTTTCAGGACTTGCAAATACAACAGAGTCTTTTCTGTTTTCTGCAATCGTGATTAGATTGTCAATGTGTGTTTTGTCGCCAGCACCTGCTATGATAAGACCAACATCAACCGTTTCGCCATCAGCAAATTTTTCATATGCTGATTTCTTTTGGCCAGTAGTTGCTGTAGTTCCGTCAGAACCAGATTGTAATGATACATTAGAAACAGCAGTCACGTCTGTGAAAGTTGTTCCTGAAGCCGCATTACCCCAGTTTGAACCTGAAGGATTGTGATCCATCCAGTAGATGTAGTTAGATGATTTATATATTACGTCAATATAGTAGTTTACAGAACCTTGAGAAGTTTTAGCGTCTGAAGCTTTTGAAACTGCTTCAAATTTTTCTAATACTTCGCCTTTAGTTCCTGATATTGCACCATCTTCGTCTATTACGATTATATGTATTTCGTCACCTGAACCACCTCTTGCTTGTGCAAATGGTGATGTTCCTGGTGCCTTGTCAAATAATTCGTAATGTCTCCATCTTCTTCTTACTTGAGCGCCGTTAGTTGGTGCTTCGTGTAATCCTGAAGAGTTAGTTGTTGCATAAAAAGCAGGCTCTTCTTTTCTAACAATTGATAAATCGTTAGTTGCTTTGCCCACTACTCTATATTCATACTCACCACCAAAATTTACTATGTCGCCGATTTCTATTCCTGCCGCTGAAGCAACGGTAACAACCGTATCACCGACAGCCATAGCGGCGTCAGCAACGGTAGTTTTGTTTACTTCTTCGTAAGCTGTAGCAGAGGCACATTGAGAAATCTGTAAAGAGTTTCCGAAAGCGCCTGGTGTTCTAGCAGCCCACATTCCAACAGAAGCAGAACCGTCAGCATAGTTATTTGTATAGTCAGTAGTATTCTTTATTATAAACGCTGAACCACTTTCGGTTGCGTTTGATACAGATGAATTCTGTACACGGACTACTCTCAAAGCATTAGAATATTGTAAAAAGTTAGCAGCACTAAAAAAGTCTTCAAAGTTAGAATTATTAGGCTTACCGAACGTAGATACAAGTTCTTGCTCACTAGAAATACTTACTACTTCATCTAAAGGACCTTGCGTGAAAGTTCCAGCAAAGGCTCCTATTGATGTAGATACAGCAGGTATAATTCTTGTTAAGTCTTTTTCCTGTACGAGAACACCTGGTGATACTTGAAATGCCATTAGGGTTTCT